CAATAGCCATTTCATCCGCCGAAGTACCAAACATTCCACTCGGAACCACAGTTGTATTTCGTGCATCCAATCCCATCGGTTTAGATAATGTTTTTCCATTAAAATTAGTCATATTCCTTATCAGTTTATAATCAACAGCGGTAACCATTTCAGTCTCTGTTGGTTTTGAAAAACCAAACATTCCTGCAAGACCAGCTGCCTGGTCACAAAACCAGCCCACACCTCTAGCAACTTCCCCAATAATTGGGATGTCACCGAGACGCTTCGCTACTGACGATTGATCTGAGAAAAGCTGTTCAATATTGCCTTTCTTCTTCTCAGACTCAATTTTGCCTTGAACTGTATATCTTTCCTTATGCTCCTTACTAAAAGTAAGGGGAGGAAGACCAGTCGGCATTTGAATATCAATATCTTCAAAATGTGCCCATACTGTTCCCTCAACAGATGCTGCTGCAGGAGTCAAGCGAGAATATACAATTCCTCTCACTGACCCCATATTTCCAGCTCCTGTCAAAAGATCAACATGAGTTAACGGGCACATAAATGGAATTCTCAGTTCCGCCGCCGTAGAGACGCCGAGATCCAAATCTACATGTCTATATCCTGTGATTCCTCCTAAATGGGTAATACTCGATGGGTTAGTTCCCTCAGAAAAATTGAATGGATTAAAATAAATTATAATTCGTCCGGCATTAAATGGTTGTGCGTTAATTTGCACTTTAACCACCAATGTACCGCGAAAATATCGAAATCCAGCCGTCTTCTGAGATATCATAGTTCTAGATAACCAATCATTAGGGTAAGTTCGAATGGGCACAACATTAGCTAATACCAGTTGTGCTGATGTCCACGCGAACGTATCCATTATTACAGGACGACTCAAAAAGCCATGAACCGAATTTTCTAGTCCATCGCCAGCCGCCCGAAAATATCTATCATCCAGTGTTGTTTGTTGTTCACCAGAGACTTCGACATCTCCATCCTCTAAAAACTTCACTGTTTGTTCGGTCATTTGTGATTGTCCCTCTTGATGGAACATGCTTTGGGGTGCACCACTATTATTAGATGAAGAGCCTGGTGCTTGGCTCATCAAATTTAGTTCATTTTGTTGATCTGCAAGTAATATTGTTTTACATCATTCCCATTCGGTTTACTCATTCCTAACAAGAGATGTGGCAGATAGATAGCCAATTATTTTAAAGTGAGCACACATCTATCAATAGGAGTAAATACTCCTCTCACTGCGCTGCAAGTGCTCTCCGTAGAGAGAATACAGCACACCTCAGCAGAATTTGCTGCGCGATTCTTTTGCCAATTTGAATCGTGCTCCGATCACGAGGTTTTATCTTTATATTCTATTTAATATTCAATATATAGACCACAGTTAATCGCTTCCCGCTCTTGATAACCTTCATAGGTGTCAAAATATACAGGGAAACGTTCACCCACAATCCGGGCTGCTTTCTCAAATAGGGGTAGTTCGGTCCTAAACGTTACTTCATCGTGTTGTGCGAGCTCATGAACGGCATCTTCTAATACAGAAGCGCATAATTCATACTCATCCACAGTCCCATGATTCCACATCGCCATTTCCTTTATTGTTTCCATTGCGAGAGGTGCTCTATATCGACATTGATTGTCATCCCAGCGAAAAGTTCTCTTAAGAAAATTCACTTCAGACAGTCGTCGATATGGCACTATCTCACCTGTTTTAGCTTCATCAGTATATTTCATGCTCAATTCTTTGTATGCTTCAGTTATTGATACTTGGTTAAACCAGTCAATTATCTCGTCAGCAATACACCATAGATCATCATCACCGTAGTTAAAATGTCTAACATATTTCCTGAAAGCAGGAAAATTGGCGTAACTTGGTGCCAATCTTCTAGCAAGAGACATAAATACATATCGTGCTGAAATTGAATGATATGAACAATTAAGAATCGTTGTCATCGGACAACCAGATGGTTGGGAATGTCCCCACATATACACCTGATCATCAAAGATGTGAATAGAATTTACTACTTCACACCAAATGGCAATTCTGATTTTATTTGATTCTTCATCTTCAGTTCCGTAGAACTCGTTGATCATATCGAGAACCTTCCATAGGATATTCGAATGCAGTGTTCCGTCATAATTTTCGAAATCACCTGCACATACCTTATCTCCTACTTCAGATAATCCAGCAACAATTCTAGTCCAATCCATTCCATAGCAATTCACACCAACACATGATTCAACATCAATTTTGTTTCTCATCATGTGTGCAATGAATCCACCGAAATATTGTCTAAAAAGAATAGTAAAAACCATTTCTCCACAAGA